GAGTTGTTTTACCACAACCGTTTTTTCCTAAAATGGCATATTTTTTTTCTTTGCACAACCCAAAATTCCCATTTTGGATCAAGAGATTGGGTCCAGCCCGTAAACTCAGGTTTCTGATACCAATACTTTCATTTGAATCAGTAAAATCACAATAATTATCCACCATGTTTTAAAGTTTATCATAATTTTAAATTAAATCAATTTTTTAGGTATTTAAGTATTTTCCTGAACTACGACAAGTACATTCGTATGAAATTACATCTGTATTTGTAGGTATGGTACATATAAATGCTTGGTCTAATGTGTATCCATCAATCCTACTAAGTTTTCTATTATTTTCTCTATCTGTCGTATACCTATATTCTAATTCTCTTAAATTTAGTGGTACTTGAGACCAAATTGATTTTAATTGATCTACCGTTAGATTACTCGTAAATCTACTATTGTCAAGAGAAGGATTAATTGTAATTCCGGCACGACCTGTTGGTCTAAAATAAACAAGGATGCCTTTATCTTTTTGTTCAATTGAAAAAGAACTATTAACTTTATCGATATCTGTACCAAAATAACCTTCAGATAAATATTTGTTAATACTATATTTGCAATCTTCATTTCTAAATAAATCTTTAACATCTCTTATGAATGTCGTCATTATCTATACTTATATATCAATATAAAAAAATTTATTAAAATTTTGTTTCTTCAACCATTTTGTGTCATAAAATCTAAAATTGAAAATTTATATTATTTTTATTTGCAATAGGCAAATGCCTGGTATTATCCTTTTTATCACTGCAATGCCTATAAATGGACTTAATGTAAATTATTCTACTGTCGATCGTATCCTCCAAAATATTCATCATCCCAATGAATACGAAATTTATTATAGTGGACAAGATACTGGAAAAAATGATGATTTTTTAATCCAGGCGGTTGAAAATAGATGGACAATCACCATTTTTCATCGTAAAAAACAGAATGAATCATTCATCTATTTAGGAAAAGCAGATTCACAAAAAATTATAAAGAATAGGAATTCTGTAAAGGGTGAAAAAAGTCACCCTCGCGAAAGATTACAGTTACACTTTATAATCAATCATGCGTTGAATATTAAAATTCCTAGACTACCACATATTCAAGGATCAGGAAAATATAAAAAAGATGTATTTGCCTATCTTAATCTTCCTTTGAATATTTGTCATATGAATGGATTTTATAAGATTGATTGATGTTTTTTCACAGATGGACGAATTTTTATCGATTGTGAATTCCAAAAAAGAATTTCATTTTGAAGATGAAATCATATTAGATGGGATCAGAGGAGAATTTTCAATGTACACAGAAATAATCCCATTATTCGGTCAAAATACAAAACGGTCTCAAAATGTAATTAAATTTAAATGGTGTGATTTAAATTATTTTAATTGCAGTCGAGAATACAAACGCATTTTCAAAAATAGTTCTGAATTGAAAGAAAGTATTATTGAAATGTTTAATATTAAATTTTGGAAAGGGGAGCCGATATCGGATTCCGATGAATTTAATCTTAAATCATCCTTTCAAAAAATGAAACATGAATTATTGAATATGGAACCTTCCACTTGTTATGTTTGTTTTGATAATTCTCGCGATTACAAAACTCGATGTGGACATTCTATTTGTTATCCTTGTTTCCAAAAATCAATCAAATATTATGAACCCGAAGAAAGATACATATTTAAATGTGGTATATGCAGAAAAACGTATACCTAAAAATTAATCTAAATAAGAAAATAATAATAATAAAAAAATGTTTTTATTGATTTTATCATTATGTTTTACAAAAAGTTTTTCATTCTTTATTGGAGTTTCTACTTCTAGTTATCAAATAGAAGGACAGAATAAAGGAGTGAGTATATGGGATGTTTACACTCAAAAAAATAATCTGCATCCGGTTGGAAATGCTACCAATCATTTTCTTTATTATAAAAATGATATTAAAACCATGCACGAACTTGGTATAAAAAATTATAGAATGTCGATATCATGGACAAGGATTATGCCCCATGCTTGGAATGAGATTGATCCGGAAGGTATACAATTTTATCATAATATATTTGATGAATGTTTGCGTTATAACATTACACCCTATGCCACCATCTATCATTGGGATCTTCCAGAATATTTAGATATCTCTATGAACGGTTGGTTGAATGAAAGTATTGTGCATTATTTTTTAGATTATAGCAAGATTCTGTTTCAAGAATATAAAGATAAAGTGAAATTCTGGATGACAATCAATGAACCATTAACGACATCAACACAAGGATATGGAAAAAGTTGTAATTTTGCTCCAGGACGTTGTTCGGAGGAGAATCAATTTTTATCGGCAAGAAATCAATTATTGGCACACGCTTATGTAGGATATCATTATAAATCAAATTATGAGGGTGATATAGGAATTGTTTTAAATACTAATTGGATTGAACCTATCGATAAAAATTTAGCGAGTCAAAAATGCGCCGAAACACGGATGGAAGAATCTTTCGGGTGGTTTATGGATCCACTATTTTTCGGTGAATACCCAGATGTATATAAAGATATGTTGATGCCATTTAATGAAACAGAGAAAAACATGTTGATTCATTCCTATACATTTTTAGGTTTAAATCATTATACTACTTATTACATAAATTCCAATTGTAAAGAATCAGTGAGTCCCGATTGGACACAAGCAAAATCGACATGGTTATTTGATCAACCAAGAGGTTTAGAGAAATTGTTACGATACATTGGTAAAAAATATACCAAAACATTACCTATTTATATTACTGAATGTGGTTTCAGCCAAAAAAATGATACGCTTCTTGATTTAGAAAGGACACATTATCTAGTTGGATATATTAATAAAGCTCATAAAATAATAATGGATAATATCGTTAATTTGAAAGGATTCTTTGTCTGGTCTTTTTTAGATAATTTTGAATGGTCGTCAGGATATAATGAAACTTTTGGTATCATAAAAGTCGATGAAAATTGTACAAGGAAATTAAAACTGAGTGCTCTCGTGTTGAAAAATATGATCCCGTTTTTGTGATTACTTGATCTCAAATAGGATGTGAATTTTTGGAAAATTCACATCCGACTTGAGGGAGGGACTCAAATAATCAAATATTTTATGGTAGATATTTCATGGGTAGTTAATTGATATCGACACTTGGACTCTAAAGATACGATTTTATTTTTGTTTTTGTTTTTTATATAAAATTTTAAAATCGAAAAGGGGAGATTATATAATATTATTAGATTTAAAAAATATTGATAAAATTGATTGAAAAGATGTTCATAATTTTCTACTTTTTCTATACCATTATAGAGTGAATATAATGCATTATTCTTATCGATTAAACATATTTCACATAAATGAATTTGCGTATCTAGATCTCGTGGACACGATATAAAAAATCCAGACTTGTAAAGTTTCGGCCAAACAATGATTATGGATTTATATTGATTCGTATAATTATTATTTTTTTTAATTTGAAATCCAGATATTTTTTGTTTAACTATCGAGTATATTTCATCTATGCGTCGGTTATTGATTTCCATTTTTATTTTATCGATAGAAATTTTGTTAAATCAATTTTTGATTGCATGTTAAAAAATGATTTTTGTATTTAATTATAAAAAATGTTTAAATGTCATTAAAAATATTATTAAAAGATTTGAAAGATGAAGATATTGATAATTTTGATAAACATTTAGTCATTGAAGAAGAATCCAAAAAAAATAAAAAACAAAAACAGAAATGTCCATGGATTATTCCTCCTAAATATAATATAATACGAAGAGATCAAACCTATGTATATATTCCTTTCTATTGGGGTGTGAATTATTTTTCGAAATCGTTGCGAGTGAAGAGAGAAAATTGCAGTCCTATCAAGATTTCATTTTTAGGAGAACTACGTGAAGAACAAAAAGAAATTTTTAATGAATCGATAACATTATTGAACAATAATGGTTCTTGTTTAATGGCGATCTACCCAGGTGGGGGTAAATGTTTAGCAAAAGGAACTCGTGTTTTATTATCGAATGGTGATTATAAAAAAGTTGAAAATATTAAAATCGGTGATTTTCTTGTCGGTGATGATCTCAGTGTACGGATCGTAAAAAATATTGGAAGAGGACGTGAAACTCTTTATACATTATCTGACTTGAAAAATTCTTTTATATATTTCGATTGTAATGAATCTCATATACTGACATTAATGAATATAAAAATGAATACACGTGAAGATATGTCTGTGAAAGATTTTTTATCATTAGGATCAACGGAAAGGAATAATTATAAATTATTTTATTTAGATTATGATGCTATTCACTTTAATCTCTATCACAAAAGAAATGATCTGAGAAAAAAATGTTATTGTAAAATATTGGACAAACCTATTTTTTATCTGAGAGTCAATAATGATTTTGAATATTTGATCAGAGATATCATGTTGTGCGGATTTGTGATCCATGAACGGACAAACGATAAAATTATTTATTTTGAAGATCCGCATAGATTATTTTTGAATATGAAAAAAAGAGTCATTAACTATTTCGATTTTATGATTCATAAAAAAGAAATTGGAGATTATTATGGATTTGAATTGAATAAAAATGGACGTTTTTTATTATGGAATGGGATCGTAACCCATAATACAATTACATCGCTTGCTATCTCGTCCAAAATAGGCCTTCGGACAATGATTTTGGTTAATAAATTGGTTTTAATTGATCAATGGATAAATACGATTAAAAATGTTTTTGGTGAATATGCTCGGATCCAACATTTAAAGACGAAAACAAAGATTAATACGGGATGTCAATTTTACATTATGAATGCTATTAACGTGGCGAAAAGAAATTCTGAAGAATATGAAAAATTAGGCATTGGATTTTTAATCGTCGATGAATGTCATCTGATTATGACTAAAATTTTTTCAAGAGCATTGGGATATATTTGTCCAAGATATCTTTTAGGACTAAGTGCGACCCCGTTCCGCCCCGATGGTTTTGATTCATTATTAAATTTGTATTTTGGATTACGAAAAGTTGTACGAAAATTACATAAACCTCACAGGGTTTTTCTCATTGAAACCAATATTAAAATTGTTGCAAAAAAAGATGATAGAGGTGAATTAATATGGAATAGCGTTATTGATCAACAAACGCAGCATGAAGATAGAAACAATAAAATTGTTCAATTGTGCATAAAATTTTCTGATAGGAATATTTTGATTTTAAGCAAACGGATTTATCAGATTCAAACCATTTATAATAAACTTTTAGAAATAAATGAATCGGCTACTTTTTTAAAAGATTCTGATAATTCATTCGATAAAGAGGCAAGAATACTGATTGCCACATATCAAAAAGTAGGGACTGGATTTTCTCATGATAAATTAGATATGCTCATATTAGCGACAGATGCAGAAGAATATTTTATTCAATATTTAGGCCGTGTGTTCCGTCGTCCAAATGTAGAACCGATTATAATTGATTTGGTGGATAATAATCCAATTCTGAAAAGACATTTTTTGACGAGACGTAAAATTTATCAAGAATGTGGAGGTGTTTTGTCGAATTTAGAAATTTAAATTTATTTTTTTTTTTATTAAACAACTATAGGAAAATGGTACAAATGCCACGATTTTGTAACGACGTTGCTGGAAATTTCGAGGAACCTTATTTTAGTGAATTTATAGAACCCAATTTAGAAGTGATTTACCCCAGTGTCCCACCATTACCCGGTCAAAAAATAGTTGGTTATTATATATATCCTGCTTCTAAAAAATGTTTTGTCCCTCCTTGTCAGAGATCTATGAATTTTTATGGTATATTTTCAAGTGTTATTTTATTTTTTGTCTTTTGGCCTGCATGTTTTTTCCCATTTTGTTTAGGATGTTCTTATAACGGTTTTCAAGTTCCTGTTTACAAGTAAAAATTTAATTTAAAGCAAAACTATTTTCAAAAGAAAATGACTGATTCAATGGCAAATAAGTTTTTTGATCGCATGAAAAAAACATTTTTAGATTCGGCATCTGAAGAAGAAAAAGAAAAATATCAAAAATTTGGAGAAAAATTTTATAATTCTTTTGATGTGAACACGGGTAATCCTAATGATAATACTATTTTTATGGAAGAATCATTAGCCTATGTAGTGGAAAGTCTTAAATCCGGATTACATCCAAAATATCTGACAGAAGATGAAATTGTTTTATTACAGGCCGGATATGGAGATGAATGGTATAAAAAATGGGGTTATAAAAAAAGTGATGTACCTCCTGTAATAACAGATAAAAATTAAAATGCTATTTCTTTAAATTTAATTTTAAAAAAAATTAAATTAATAAAAGGATGAATAAATGTTCCAACAAAGATGCGAACCAAAATTTTATGAGTTCATATTATTTTTATGAGTTATTACATAATCTGAATCAAAATATTCGAGGAGTCACTGGGCCCACGGGGCCTCCAGGACCTCCAGGTCAAGCAGGTGGCCCACCGGGTGCTACAGGATCGACAGGCGCTTCAGGATCAACCGGCGCAACAGGTCCGGCGGGTGTTACTGGATCTACAGGATCAACAGGATCGACTGGTACAACTGGATCTACAGGCGCCACCGGTTCTCCTGGACCGGCTGGTAATACAGGAAATACAGGCGCTACGGGTGCCACCGGTGCCACTGGTGCAGGCGTAACAGGTAATACGGGTGCTACTGGTCCTACAGGAAATACAGGCGCTACGGGTGCCACCGGTGCCACTGGTGCAGGCGTAACAGGTCATACGGGTGCTACTGGTCCTACAGGAAATACAGGCGCTACGGGTGCCACCGGTGCTACTGGTGCTGGTGTAACAGGTAATACGGGTGCTACAGGTGCTACAGGTGCTACAGGAAATACAGGTAATACAGGTGCTACAGGTGCTACTGGTGCCACTGGTGCTGGTGTAACAGGAAATACAGGTGCAACGGGCGCTACAGGTGCAACAGGTGCTGGTGTAACAGGAAATACTGGTGCAACGGGCGCTACAGGTGCAACGGGTGCTACTGGATTTACAGGTGCAACTGGCGCTACTGGATTTACAGGTGCAACAGGTTCTACGGGTGCAACCGGTTCTACGGGTGCAACAGGTGTAACGGGTGCAACGGGTGCTATAGGTTCTACAGGTTTAACAGGTGCAACTGGTGCAACTGGTTCTACTGGTGCAACTGGTGTAACGGGTGCTACAGGTGCAACTGGTGCTACTGGATTTACAGGAGCAACGGGTTCTACTGGATCGACGGGTTCGACCGGATCTACTGGTACCACAGGTGCAACCGGTTCTACGGGTGCAACTGGAACGACGGGTGCAACTGGAACGACGGGGACTACAGGTTCTACGGGTGCAACCGGTTCTACGGGTGCTACAGGTTCTACGGGTGCTACTGGTACGACGGGTGCAACTGGAACGACGGGGACTACAGGTTCTACGGGTGCTACAGGTTCTACGGGTGCTACAGGTTCTACGGGTGCTACAGGTTCTACGGGT